CCAGAATGAGGTTTGCCTTTACTTTTTCAAGAAGCGTCATACCGCCACCGTCCTTTCCTTATTCTTCGGTTTCCGGCTCTGCGATGACAACAGTGAATTCAGCTACGGGATAACCGGATGACCAGAGAGTGAACGACTTCGGTGTATTTACGACTTCGTCGCACTTCAGCCACATCACAATGTCTCCTGCCTGCCCGCCGACAGCAGCTGCTTCCGCAGCATCGGCTGATGTCAGCTGACTGCCGTTATACTTGACTGCCGTGATCGCAGGAAGTCCTGTGTTGATGAGGATTGCTAACCATTTGTGTGTGCCTTGCATGGGGTTTGAACTTTCATAAGGAATCAGTTCGTCAACCGGAACAGTGACTGTAATGACATTTTCCTCGATTGTGATGGATTCGACCTTGCCTTGATTGGCTACCATATCTTCACTGAGAGAAGCGGTAACATTCGATACCGATACATTCCATATATCCGGCTTCATCAGCCCGCTGTCTTTCAGTTTCAGAAGCAGTGCATTGAAATCATCTTTTAGTCCGGCGACATTCGAAGCTGTGCTTGCGGCTTGATTCGGAGCGGAAGGAAGCCCCGTCACCGAGGCTCCCTCCTTGATTTCAAGCACACCACCGATAACGGTCTTTTCGCCGCCCTGTTCGGTGTAGTTCTTTGTGTTGTAACTCATGCCGTACCTCCTTAAGCGTGCTGCTGAAGAACCTTGATTGCTTCGGGAAGAACTGTCTTGCCATCCAGTCTCTTGGAAGCAAGGAAACCAACCTGACCATTTCCGGCGTACAGTTCGTTGAGACGCTTGAAGGAGATGCCCTGACGGTCACCGATCCAGTAATAGTTAAGATCACCGAATACCACAGTCTTTGCACCGGCTGCAATTTCGGGAGTAAAAGGAGAAGTAAAGTAGGGCCTGCCGAGAATGGTGTTAACCTCGCCGTCCCTGATAGCGGGCTGCCAGAGATAGGTGCCTTCGCCGTTCTTGAGCTTACGGATTGCCTTGACGGTGGAATCGTTCAGCACCCAAATGGCATTCTTGCGGTAGGAACTCTTGAGACTGTAATAAAGGTCAATCAATTCATCGGCGGTAATAGCCGTGGCGGAAGCAGCGGTAACGCCGACATGACCGCCGCCGGTAGCGTTCAGAATACCGGTAGGCTTGGAAGAACCGTTGCCGGTGAGAAAAGCTTCTTCTTCCTTGTCTCCGATTCTGCGGACAAATTCGGAAGTGAGATACGATTCAAGGTCAAATGCCGAGTCATTCAAGAGTTCTTCGGACACCTTGATAATCGTGCCGACCTTATGCGCGTCAAGCTGTACCTGTCCGAAGGCTTCATCGGATTCGTCATATGCGCCTTTTTCGTCAATCCAAGAGGCTGAGCCGCGAGATGCCACAATCGGAATCTTGTGCAGGCCGCCGGAGGTTGTAATGATATGCGCATGAGCGCGGATGATATTTTCGCTGTTGAGTCCCGTAACGAGGGTGTGTTCAAATTCATCGGGGACGAGGTAACCGCCTTCGGTGTCCTGACCCTCGCTCAGAGAATTTCTGAGCTCTGGAGCCACGCCGTTTTTGGAACGGAAATTGCTCCAGAAAGCCTTTTTATAAGCATCCGAAGCGCGACCGGTCTTTTCGTTGGCATTGGAAGTTTCGGGACGGGAGGTGATTGGCGTGTTGACGGGCTTGTTCAGCTCGGCGTCAAGTGTTTCCTGACGTTCCATTCGGGAAATCTCGCGTCCGAGATCGGTAATTTCCTGCTCCATTTTGGCATATGTAGCATCGTCTTCGGCAGTAAGAATCCCGTTTTCGTTTCTGTGGGTTTCAAGGAAAGCCTTCGTGCCTTCCCAGAGTTTTGCGCGCTTGGTGCGCAGTTCGTTGATAGTCATAATGAATCCTCCTAAATTAGTGTTTCATGAGTTTGAGGCGTTCCATCAGTTCATCGACAGAACGACCGCGGCATTCGGGTTCGGCGGGTTTCTGCTCGATATGCGTTGCAGCCGCCATCTGCTTCGAACGGGACACGAGTTTATTTGTCAGCGTGGTTCTGACAGCGTTGGTGGAAAAAATAAAAGACGGATTGCCGTCCTTTGTGGATTCTGAACGTTTATCATCCGTAAGGATTCCGTCCGCAAAGCCGAGTTCAACTGCTTTATTTGCGTTCATCCATGTTTCCTCATCCATAAGGTGCGAGATTTTTGCGCGGGAAAGATTGGTTTTGATTTCGTAAGCGTTCATAATGGATTCCTTGACTTCGGAAAGCATCTCGATGGCTTTATGCATTTCTTCGGAATTGCCGAATGCTGCAGTCGCAGGGTTGTGAATCATCATAAGCGCCGTTGGAGCCATCAGCACGGTCGTTCCCGCCATGGCGATAACAGACGCAGCCGAGGCAGCAATGCCGTCGATTTTGACGGTAACTCTGTCCTGATAATCCATCAGCATCGAATAAATTCTGCTTGCCGCTACGCAATCGCCGCCGGGCGAGTTGATCCATATGGTAACGGGTCCTTGTTCCGCGAACAACTCGCTCTTGAATAATTCCGGTGTGATGTCATCGTCAAACCAGCTTTCTTCGGCAATCGTACCGTTCAGGAACAGAGTTCGTTCAAGCGTTTCTTCGCCGGTTTCCTCGTTTTTGAGCATCCGGTTCTGCCACTGCCAGAACTTCTTCGGATTCTTTGTTTTCATTTTCGGTTTTTACCTCCTCTTCATCGGTATTTTCTTTTTGTATTTTTGCAAAGGCTCCTGCATTTTTCAGCGGAAGCATATTGCCGTTGACAAGGTAGAGGTCTCCGCCTTCTTCCGCAGGAATGCGGTCGAGGTTTTCAAGTTCCCGGATATCGTTTGCCGACATCCATCCGTTCTGCCTTGCTGTGGCATAACCGGTCATGCGGCTTGCGTAATCGCCGCGAAGCAAACCTTCCAGGTTGAACTTGACGAAGATTTCCGCCTTTTCGTCAGAAGTGAGCAGCGACCTTGTAATCGACTGCTCCCATCGGATTACCCAAGGTTCGAGCGTATATTTCACGAACTCAAGCGATTGCTGCTCAATATTGGAAAAACTCGATTTTTCAAGGTCACCCACCATATGAGGCGGTACTCTGAAAATCCGGGCAATTTCATTGATTTGGAATTTACGTGTTTCGAGAAACTGCGCCTGTTCCGGCGAGATGCCGATAGGCGTATACTTCATTCCTTCTTCGAGAACGGCGACTTTATTGGAATTTGCGCTTCCGCCGAAGGTGTTCTGCCAGCTTTCACGTACCCGCGTAGGGTCTTTGATCGTGCCGGGATGCTCAAGGACCCCACTCGGCGCGGCACCGTTGGCAAAGAATTTGGCACCGTATTCCTCACAGGCGATCGCCATACCGATAGCGTTTTTTGCCATTGCAATCGGACTGTAGCCGACAAGACCGTCAAATCCAAGACCCGGAATATGCAGGACATCCGAGGATGATAAAATAACCGAAGATGCCTTCATCGTATCCGCTTCGTCTGCTGAATGTTGGTAGCGGTAATAAAGCCGACCTTTGTCATCCCGGTCGACCGTCATCTTGTTCGGCATAAGCGGATACAGAGCGATGATTTCACCTTTGCCGTTTCTAATAATCTGCGCGTAAGCGTTACCCCACAACAAAAGATGAGTCATGAGTGTTTCTCGGAACACAAATGAACTCATCTCCGGATTCGGCTCGTCATGCAGCAGTCGATACAGCGAATGGTCTATGGCTTTTTCTTTGCCGCCTTCTTTCGTATATCGGTATAAATGAAGCGGAAGTCCGGCAACTGACTCCGCGAGAATACGGACGCAGGAATAGACCGCCGTCATCTGCATGGATGAACGCTCGTTTACATTCTTTCCGGCAGTGGACCCACCGAAATAAAAGGAATAACCGCTTCCGGCGGTTCTGTCGGTAGGCTTATCCCGTGAACGGAACAGTCCCGAAAAAATGCCCATATCTTTTATCCTCCTTATATAAACAGAATGCCTCGGTTGTCATAAACCGAAGCACTTGTATCGTTGCCACAGCGAATCGCCCTGTCGAGTGCCATTATGGCAGCTACGGCACCGTCAATCTTTTCCGTTGATTTTTCTTTATCCGCTTTAATGTTTCCGGCCGGGTCGGTGCGAATGTAGATGTTATCCATCATCCAGCGCAAAACAGGCTGACCGCCGTGGGCGATTTTTCCTTCAAGCACGAGTTTCATCAATTCCTTTGTCGGAGGGGACATATCTTTAAATCCCTGTCCGAACGGAACCACGGTGAAGCCGAGTCCTTCAAGGTTTTGTACCATCTGAACAGCTCCCCAACGGTCAAAGGCGATTTCACGGATGTTATACTTTTCGCCGAGCTGTGCAATGAACTGTTCAATATAGCCATAGTGGACGACATTGCCTTCGGTCGTTTCCAGATACCCTTGTTTATTCCAAACATCATACGGAACGCGGTCGCGCCGGACACGAAATTCAATATTCTCTTCCGGAATCCAGAAGAACGGCAATACGGTGAATTTATCCTCATCATGCTCAGGCGGAAATACAAGCACGAAAGCGGTTATATCCGTAGTGGATGAAAGGTCAAGACCGCCGTAACACACGCGCCCTTTGAGATATTCCGCATTTACGGGAAAGGCGCAGGCGTCCCACTTATCCATCGGCATCCATCGGACAGATTGTTTGACCCATTGATTGAGTCTAAGCTGACGGAAAGTGTTTTCTTCTGCAGGGTTTTGTTTTGCCGAGTCGCAGGCGGCTTTGACTTTATCCATTCCGACCGTGATGCCGAGAGAGGGGTTTGCTTTCCTCCAGACCGCAGGGTCAGTCCAGTCATCGCTTTCATCCGCACCGTAAATGACGGGATAGAAGGTGGGATCGATTTTCCTGCCTTCGATAATATCCTTTGCCTTTTTATGTATCTCATAACAGATGGAATGCGTGTCAGTTCCGGCAGTGGTTATCAGAAAATACAGCGGTTGCATACGCGCATCGCCCGAACCCTTTGTCATAACATCAAAGAGTTTACGGTTCGGCTGCGTGTGCAACTCATCAAATACGACCCCGTGTATATTGAAACCGTGCTTGGAGTAGGCTTCCGCTGACAGCACCTGATAGAAGCTGTTCGAAGGGAGATAAACGATACGCTTGGTGGCAGTCAGAATTTTCACTCGCTTGGAGAGTGCCAGACACATACGAACCATATCAGCCGCCACTTCAAAAACGATGGATGCCTGTTGTCGGTCGGCGGCGCAACCGTAAACTTCAGCGCGTTCCTCTCCGTCACCGCAAGTGAGTAATAGCGCCACTGCAGCGGCCAGTTCGGATTTACCCATCTTTTTGGGAATTTCTATATATGCCGTGTTGAACTGTCGGTAGCCGTTTGGCTTCAGCGTTCCGAACAGGTCGCGGATGATTTGTTCCTGCCAGTCGATCAGTTCAAAAGGCTTACCAGCCCAGGTGCCTTTGGTGTGACACAGGCATTCGATAAAGCCGACCGCATAATCCGCCGACTCTTTACTGTAAACGGAGTCGCCGGCTTTAAATGCGGTCGGCTTGTATTTTTTAAGCTTTCGGATATACGGTCACCTCCTTTCGGCATAAAAACAGACACCTTTCGGTGCCTCCGTATACGAGGAACAGAGCCTTCCGGCTCTGAACCTTTCTATATAGGAATCGCTTATATTTTGGTGCGAAACCTCATTCAGTGGTTTTCGCTGTGAACCAGGATTTCGTAGGCAAGCTGTGTTTCGGGATCAATCGGTAGCATGTCCCAACCGCGGTCGTAGATGCAAACCACCTTACCGTCCCGTTTGAGCATCAGCTTTGAAATCTTACCGCCTTCGATCCCGAACTGTGAACCCTCATCAAAAACCTTAATCCAATAACGGTAAATGCTCATGTTGACCTTGATGCTTCCTTCTTTCCACATTGTGCCGTCCTCCTTAAAATCTCTTGAGGCTTGCGTTGCCGTCGGCATCGAAACTCACATTGTAGCGGGTTTCGATGCCGTCTGCGTTCTTCGAGATAACACGAATGCCACCCTCAAAGGCTGTGTACATTCTGTCAATTTTCTCTCCTGCTGGAAGCCGGCTTTCAATCTGCCTGATTTGATTCTCTGTCATTTCGGTATCCTCCGTTCCTTTTGTTGTACACATATTAACTCTGAAAGCACATTATATCCAGTCATTAGAGCGCAATATAGTACACGATCTTTCGTGAAAAAACTTGTATATTACAGCGGTTTATGCCTCTCCCGTTAGAATAAAACGGACATAAGCACCCTTGTTTCCCTCAATGAAATCAACAAGTTCAAAGAAGTCCATTTCAAATGCGATTCGCTGAACGGCAGTCGTGTCAAACATATTGGTCAGGCCTGTATCACGCACGGCGAGTATCTGTTCTTTTACCGTTTCATTCATGATCAATCCTCCTGCAACTGTCTTCGCCGTAAGCAACCGAAAGACCACAGCCGTTATCCCATTTCACCATCACCGAGCCGATATCATCAACACCGATGACCGTGCCTTTTGTGCCAACTGGTGGCGCTTGTGTATCATTCATGCAAAGCAGTTCCACACGGCAGCCGACAGGATACATCTTTTTGAGAGTTGCGACAGTTTCTTCAGTCGGAAACAACATCTTCTTTACCTCCCTTGAATGATGCAGAACCTTCCAGATTCCGGAGCAGAATTTTTCGTGCAGTTTTGTATTCGGCACCGATGAAACCGAGACGAAGAAGAAAGCAGCGAAACGCATATTTTTCGTTTTCGACTTCCTTTTCCTTTGCCGTAACCCGTTTCTGATTTTTTGCCATCTCGCAGATAGCACACACCAGTTTATCGTATGCTTTGATTTCCTCAGGGTCGGTGGTGTAGGGGAACCAAGGAAACGATACCCTGTCGTCTTCCGACTCAATTGGAAGGCTTTCGGCGGCGAGTGCCTTCTTCAGAAGCTCACCTTTGGCGGCTACCAGGTTCTTGAGGTTTTCCATTGCCGTTTCCGTAAATAGGCTCTTCGGCATGGAAATGCAGATGCCGTCGGGTTCTTCTTTGGAGTTGTCGTTCTCGAAGCTTTCGTCATAAAGATGCTCAAGCAACTGCTCAATCACATCGCTGTCGGCGCGGTCGTCAAAGGAAAGGTTGCCGTCACGGTCAAGGGTAAAGTAATCGATTCGGTATGCGAATGTGGGTGCGCCGAGATATTCGACATCGACCTCAAGCCATCTGCCGATTTCGGTTGCGAGTTCCTTGCGTTTCTTGCCCGGTACATTGTAGTGAATTGTCATAAAAATGACCTCCTTTTTTTCGTTACTACATATATCACTCTAAAGCCGAAAAATAGCAAGGAGACTGTCCGAAAATTCATAAAAAGAGGCGTAGAAAAACCAGCTTATCATTTGTCAATATCCAACAAACGAGTGCCGACTATGAAATATTTCACATATATTATCCGATGTTCAGGCA